AGATGCCCCCTACAAAGCCAACTTTACACCGGCCACCGAACCTTTCACTGACCCTTATCTTATTAAAGAGTACGGAACCCTCGACTCAACCCTCCCTTCTGTAGTTGCTGGAGAAACGGGAGCAACCACACAAGGTTACAACACCTCTACTGACGATAATCATTTTTGGGATGGAGCATTCAAGCAAACCGAAACGTGGGTAGGATCAACTGTTTTAGGAGACCCTCAAACGATAAGGGAATGGAGCGACAACCCCGCATGGTGCTTTTATGACCTAATAACTAATTCTCGTTATGGATTAGGGGACTATATAGAAGGAGCAGAAGTAGACAAGTGGGGACTATACGAAATAGGGCAATATTGCGACACCTTGGTGAGCGATGGTTACGGAGGAATGGAGCCACGGTTTACTATGAACCATCTTCTTACGTCAAAAGAAGAAGCGTATAAAGTAATCAATAACCTGTCCTCTATCTTTCGGGGTATTACCTATTACACTAATGGTCTTATTTTTGCTTCTCAAGACTCTTTTAAGAAAGCTCTCTATCAATTCAATAATTCTAACGTTGTTGACGGTATGTTTACTTACGCTTCTTCAGCGAAGAAAACGAGACATAGCATCGCCATTGTTAGATATATTGACAAAAGAAATCACTTCAGACCTTCGGTCGAATATGTAGAAGACGAAGAAGCTATTAAAAGATACGGTATTCGCGAAATACAAACGGCCGTTTTAGGATGTACAAGCCGAGGACAAGCACAAAGATTTGGTTTGTGGCTATTGGCTAGCGAATATCAAGAAACCGAAAGCGTTAGTTTCGTTGTGGGGCAAGATGGAGCCTACATGAAACCCGGAGATGTAGTACAAATATACGACCAATACAGAACACCACTAAAGTTTGGCGGAAGAACCAACTTGGTTGAAGGGGTGGGAACAGCCCCCCTCGGCACAATAACTTATCCAGAGCCCGTTATGGTCGACGGCAAATATACGCTAGGGGGGACCCAAGGACCAGTAACGGGAAACAGTATCGTAATCGATAACGTATTGGAATTTCAAGAAGATCAGGTTTATAAACTCTCGCTCCTTACCCCAACTTACTATTATGAGTCTGCGGAAATTAGCGACATGAACTCGAGCGGGGTTAATGAAATAAGAAGAACTCAAATTCAAGATTTATATTTCCGAGGGGATCATGCCATTACAGTCAGCGGTTATTACAATTCAGCGTACGCTGAGGGAGGGAGCGGAATTGCCACACAAATATATTTCCATACGGGCCTACTGCTTTCTGACGAGACCACACCTATTGGGACCGGCAACCAATTAGATTTTGAGAACTATGTTATTACAGGTTATACCAATAACTATGTTACGGGACCACAAAACACCATAGAAGCCTCCTATTCCGAAGGGTGCTATTCGGGGCAGAATCTCGTGTGGAGCCTTGAGCCTAACGATCCTAATAATGCTCAATTCATTAGTGGCAACTTTTCCAATTACCGAATAATTAATGTAGGTGAAAATGATGGAGGGGCAGGAACGTATAACGTAGCCGCGTTAGAATACTCGACAGGCAAATATGACGAGGTGGAATCCCGGATGTCTTTCGCTACCCCCTCAATGGACAAAGTCCCTCTGTGGCCTTACACGCAAATAGGAGCAAATGCAGCAACCCAAAGCCCGGCTAATTATTTTAGTATAATTAAAGGGCACCCCAACCTTTCCGCAACGTACAACAGTCCTGAACCGCAGCAATACCTAGAGTTCCCCACCATGGAAGTAACCTTCCCGGAGGCGGGCTTTAAACTAACTACCGAAGCTCAAGGGGACAACAAGTCGTACACTGTAGACGCTGCCACCACAACTCCGGAATCCATGAGCTACCTTGTCTGTCATCACGCAGCTCCGATACTTTCTGCTGGTTTTGGAGTAATGAATGCTAATTTTAGCGATTTCAGCACGGATAAAACGGTAGTCTTTAAAGATGTAAATTATACCTCGTATCAAAATAATTTCTCCAACCGCCAACTGGCAACCGTAGCAGGGGATATTGATGAGGAAAACCCGTACTGGTTAACAAAAGCAGAAAAAGATATAGAATACGATACCCGAGGGTACGGAATATTAAACGCTTTCAAATTTGAAGCGTTACTACAGGAAGACCGGAATCACTGGATCGCAGTCATCGCAGTAAATAATAATACAAGATCCGCCAACGCGGTAATTGGTGTTATCCCAGCGGTAAACGCGACTCCCCCATCTCAATTAAAACCGAACCAACTTCTAAGCACCGAGGTTTACACAAGGATAGACGGCAACGATATAGTAGGACTTACCAGTGACGGTATCACCACTCCATCGGTCCTTAATTCCCTAACATCAACGCAACCTTCCTTCACGTGGAACAATACGGTGATAGACCAAACTTACGACGACCTAGGAAATACCCTGCTATTTTCTGACCCTTATAACGATTTCAGAATAACAATAAGGGAACACACCGACAGCGTTAAAGATGTATCAGCTAATATTCTTATAGAGGTCACGGGATACACTAGCGATTTAAGCGTGGGGGCTTCTAACTTTACGTTCCTGCGACAGTACAACGATCCCAACCTTATAGAATCTCTTCCTTACAACACGGACGCCATAGGGTACGACATAAAAGGAGTCAAATTAGAAAGTCAGGCAGCTAAACTCGGGAACAATTGCGAGTGGTTCAGGGTAGATAAAACTGGAATTATTTTCCGAAACCAGCCAAACAGCTTTCCGATAAGAACGTTTGACATAGTTGTGGAAGCTCATGACTTTTATGGAAACACAAGTGCAAAAAATAAGGTTTGGGATAATACTATAGGAATAGACGGGACGGTACACCAATCATCTTGGTCTCAAAAGGGCGAAGACGGAACAAAAGGTTACGACATCTTTGGGGCTAACCTAGCACTTCCGGATAGTATTGTTTTCGCTAAGGAAGATATCGATAAACATCCCGAGGGCTATAAAGAATTAGAATATTCAGAAGAAAGTTGGTTAACGCCGGGGCAAGCCCACACAAGGGAGTACCCTTATTGCGCACAGGCCTCCCTTTACAATAACGGTACCTTGGAGTTGTCATTTGGGCCGTCGGAAGACGAGGCTGGAAATAGAATTTTGGCTGAAAGTGAATTAAAAGAGAAATTTTCTGACGTAAAAGGGTTAGTATATTATTATACTACAGGAGATAATACTCTTTTAGACGTAAGAGAAATAGACACGGACGGCGCAATAGGACAAGTATCCTTTTATCCTCAAAACCAAGCCCCTCAATTTGAATTTGACAAAAGGTTTGCTCCGGGATCTGTAGGTTTTGGTTTTCAAGGATCAGTAAGATATACTAATGCCGCAGATGCCCAACAACAATGGACAGTGTCCGTTGGTGATGTGAAAGGAGTCCCCGCTGATGTAGGCCAACCTTGGGAAAACAACGCGGTAGGAAACAATCAAACTTTTAGAAACTATTATATATTTCCGGCATCAACAAATCCCCAAAGCGTAATTATACCTTTTCCGAAGATAGGAAAATCCAACGTTCAAAATATCTTTTTGAATATAGGACTTTTTGACAGTCTTTCTTTGTCTCGACATTTTGAAGCAGATAGAACTACAGCTAAGACTCAATCAATTGACAACAGTCACCTTTCAGGAAAAATAAGAGCTGACGGTACCCCAGTTCCTTTCCCCGGAGAATTCGGCAAGGAGCTAATACCTACAATTTTCCTAGATTCATCCTTTAATTTTTCCACGTTGCCCACTGACACCTACAAGCAAGAGGGAAATCGGCTTGTGCCCAAACACTGGCCCCAGCTTACTAGCGGTCCTGAGTCTAGCATGAACCTTTACGAAAGCTTTCTGCAGCAACAAGGGACCCCTATCTTCCTGAAAGAAAGAAGCCTCCAAACAGAAAGCCAGTCAGCTTTATCTTATCGTGCATGGTTTGATGTCACATTGGATCCCGGTGAGATTAACCCATATGTTTTTTCTAACCCTCTCAAAATGGATTTTGACAACAAAGGTGAAGGGACAGTAGTTTCTTACAGAGGACCTTTTAGGTTAGTTAATGAAGCACCTTACGATGTTGTTAAATACCCCCAAAAAAACAAAACCAAGGGGTTCTCAACAATGTCCTTTGAGACTACAACTGCATGGAAACGGACCATTCCTTGGAGAGCCGCAGGGGGATACTTAACTTTATATTTCGATGAAGAATACGATCCCCAGCAATACACCGTGGATGTCGAATTCAAACAAGCTAATTACGCTACTTCTAGTAACAAACTACCGGCTGGTTACGATCCTACGGGGAACAAGAATAAGGGAATGGTCGTAATCAGCGACGCAATAAGAAAAGATGGCCTAGAGAAGAATATAAACCCTAACGGCCGAGATTTGATTGCCAGTGATTACCCTCTCGAAGACTGTTGCTTGGTTGAAAAAGCACGTGGCTATATAAAATTTTATATTTATCCTCTTTATATCAACGCAATTAACGCTCGTTTTGCTATGGAAATGCTTACTGGACAATATGAATTAGTATCAGAAATATGGTTCGAGGGTCACGGAGGTGTACCTGCCACCGAAAAGCAACTGAAAAATTTTCCAGACCTGATGGCCAGCAACTTCTTGACGAAATCTATATATAGCGGAAATACGGGTTTTTACGAGACGTTCGACCCAGACGGCA